TTTCATGAGATAATAACTGACAATAAATTTGGTGAAACTGTTATTGAGGTATTAGATTCAAAACACTTTAATGTCGAATCTTATCAAAAATTAATAACAATTTTACGAAATTACCACAAGGAACATGAAACAATTTTAAATTTTCCAAATTTAAGATCACAAATACACATGGAGATTTCTCCAGAGCATTCAGCTTTAAGGTCACAATTACTTGACACCGTTCAAGAAATTGAAGACAGAAAGGTAACTAACAAAAACGTACAAGAATACGTTACTAAGTTTTGTAAAATGCAATCACTTAAAAATGTGATTCAAGAAATCTCAAAAAAAGTGGAACGTGGTGTTGTTGAAGATTATGATCAAATTGAGAAAAAATTAAAAGATGCCTTAATATTTAAGGAAGTTGAGGATTCAATAACATTATATCATAATATAGATAACGTTTTATCCGATGATTTTAGACACCCAATACCAACAGGTATTGAAGGTATTGATGAAATTATGGATGGTGGTTTGGCTAAAGGTGAGTTAGCGTTAGTTATTGCACCACTTGGTGTTGGTAAAACAACTTTTTTAACTAAAGTTGCTAATCAAGCATATCTTACTGGTAAAAATGTTTTACAAATATTTTTTGAGGATAAAGAAAAAGCTATTCAGAGAAAACATTATACTATTATGAGTAAAATACCATTATCTGATATTAGCAAACCCGAAAATAATGGTATTATTAAATCAAGAATTGAATCAATTAAAAAAAGATTATTGGTTGATGGTGAAGAAAAAAATCATTTATTTTTACAAAAATTACCAGCCGATGGTGTTACAGTAACTAAAATAAAAAACATAATAAAAAAATTAAATTCAAAAGGAACTAAGATTGATTTATTAGTTTTAGATTATGTTGATTGTTTATCATTGGAAAAAGAAACAAACAACTCCGAAGAATGGTCTAATGAGGGTAAAATTATGAGATTATTAGAAACCATGATTGAAGAAGTTGGTGTTGCTTGTTGGACAGCCACTCAAGGTAATCGTGCTTCAACAAGCGTTGAAGTTGTTAGAACCGAAAATATGGGTGGTTCACTTAAAAAAGCACAAATTGCACACTTTATTATGAGTATTGGTAAAACATTAGAACAAAAAGAGGCTAATGTAGCGACAATGTCCATATTAAAGAATAGATTAGGGTCTGATGGTATGATTTTTCAAAATTGTAAATTTCATAATGGTTTACTTGAGATTGACACCGCTGACCAAATTAGTGAAAAGGGTTTTGAACAAGAAAAAGAAAGAAAAGCAAAAAATAGACAAAGAGAACTATATCAAGAAGAACTGAGAAGAATACAAGAAAACCAAGAAAATAATTAAAAAAAAATTATTATTTAACCAATATTTATTTTAACAAATTACAAAAAAAAATATGAATTTAAGAAGCAACGATTTAACAAAAAGATATTCTATTTTCCCAATCACACATCCTGATCTATGGGAATTTTACAAAAAAGCTGAAAAACAAACATGGGTAGCCGAAGAGATTGATTTATCAAAAGATAATTATGAAAAATTAAATGAATCTGAAAAACTTTATTTAAAAAATATATTAGCATTTTTTGCAATATCTGACGGTTTAGTTATAGATAACTTAGCCACAAATTTTTTAAATGAAGTTGATTTACTTGAAGCCCAATATTTTTATGGACATCAAACATTTATTGAACAAGTACATGCGAACGGATATTCATTATTGATTGAATCGTATATTAAAAATGAAAAAGAAAAAATGGATTTATTTAATTCAATGGAAACCTCACCTGCTGTTTCAGCTAAAGCATCTTGGGCTGAGAAATGGATTAATCACCCATCTTTTGTACATAGATTAATTGCTTTCGCTTGTGTTGAAGGTATTTCATTTAGCTCAGTTTTTGCTGGTGTTTTTTGGTATAGATCAAGAAATAAAATGGAAGGTCTTGCTGGTATGAATGAATTAATTTTAAGAGATGAGACCTTACACTATGAATTTGCTGTTAATCTATATAACACCTATGTTATTAATAAATTAGCGCCAGAGGAAGTTCGCGAAATAATTTTATCTTGTTGTCAAGTTGAAGAGGTTTTTGTTGAAAATAGCATGCCAAATGGTTTAATTGGTTTAACAACCGATATGATGAAAACATATGTAAAATATGTTACCGATATTGTTTTAAAAGATTTTGGTTTAGAGCCTGAATTTAATGTTAATAATCCATTAGATTACATGGCGAGAATTGGTCTTTCAGCTAAAAACAATTTCTTTGAACAAAGAATTGGGCAATATACTAGGGTAGATATACCAACAACAACTGATGGTATTTTTGATGATGAATTTTAATAAAAAAAAATAATTAGTAATGAGAATTAAAAAAAGAAATGGTGAATTTCAGGCTTTTATGCCTAACAAAATTTTAAGTAGAATTAAAAGTAGTGCTAAAAATTTAAATGTTGATTGTGATAGTTTATTTACGGAGGTTGTACCATTAATTTATGATGGTATGACTACAACCGAATTAGACGAATTGATTGCTTTTAAATCAGCTGATAAAGTAATAAATCACCCTGATTATTCGACTTTAGGTGGTAGATTATTATTGAGTAGACAATCTAAATTAATTGGTAAAGAATTACAACCTGTTGATTTAACATATGATTTTTTCGCTGCAACAACTTTTTTAAAAAAATATGCTAAAAAAGAGGGTAACACACCAATAGAATTACCGTCTTGTATGTACGAAAGAGTATCTAAACATTTAGCTAATTCTGAAGTTGAAAAACAAATGTTTATTGAAGAATTAACCAATAAACGTATGAATTTTGCTACACCAATTTATACTAATGCTGGTATTGATAAAAGAAATGGTATGATTTCTTGTAACTTAACAACACTCTATAGTGATAGTATTGATGGTATTGAAGATACACTAACAAAAATATCATACGCATCAAAAGAAGGTGCTGGTATTGGTTTATTAATCGATCCATTAAGAAGTAGACATTCTATGGTTGGTTCATTCAATGGTAACGCTGGTGGTGTTATTAGACTAGCTGACATGGTTCAAAGTAAAATGAGGTTTTACAAACAAGGTAGTCGTTCAGGTAGTTGTGCTTTATACTTATCGTTGTGGCACCGTGATATTATGGATTTCCTTGAATTAACTTTACCTATCGGCGATGAGCAATTAAGAACTCGTGACCTATTCTTAGCTGTTGTTATTAATGATTTATTTATGGAGAAATTAATAAACAATGAAGATTGGTATATATTTTGTCCAAATGATATTGAAAAAGCTGGTTTAAAACCATTACATGAGACTTGGGGTGATGAGTTTGTTTCGGAGTATAATAAAGCCGTTGAATTGGGTTTAGGTACACCAATTAACCCAAAAACAATTTGGGATGCTATCATTAAAGCACAAGTTGAAAGTGGTAGACCATATGTTTTCTTTAAAGATAATGCTAATAAAAGAAACATGCAAAGAAATATTGGTGTTATTAAACAAAGTAATCTTTGCATAGAAATTTAGCTGAACATGATACTTTAGAAACAATTCAAAAAAGTACAAGAGTTATGGTTAGAGCGTTAAACTCAGTTATTGATAAAAATAAATGGAGTGACGATTGGAGTGAATTAGCTGGTTTAGACCAAAGATCTTTAGCAATTGGTGTTGCTGGTTTGGCTGACTTCTTTGCTAAAAAGAAAATAGCGTTTGAAAGTGAAGAAGCTAAAAAATGGAATAATGATATTTTTGAGGCGATGTATAAAGCAGCGGTAACAGAATCGATGATCATGGCTAAAGAACAAAATAGAACATATCCATCTTGGGAGGGTAGCCCATACGCTAATGGTGAAACATATATTGAAGGGTGGAGTCCTTTAGCTCCAGGTGAACCAATACCAATATTAAATTCATTATTATTGGGTTTAATGCCAACGGCATCTTCAGCTATTTTATTAGGTGTATTTGAATCATTTGAACCT